CTAAAGAGGCGGCAAAGAATACAAAAGAACTCGCGGCGCAACAAAAAGCGGCGGAAAAAGCGGCCCAAGAACATAAAAAAGAATTGAACGAGATGGGCACGGCGCTCCAAACCGTGGGCGCGGCGATGGCGGGAATCGGCGGCGCGATAACGGCCGGGCTCGCCTCCGCCGCTAATTCATTCGCAGACTTCGACGCGAAACTCAAAGACATACAAACGAGCACTGGCGCGACAAGCGAAGAAGTCGAGATGATGTCAAAGAAGATCACACAACTCGGCGACGGCGCTACGTCAATCGAACAGATTACGCAGGGATTCAGTGCCTTAGCGGCAAATGGCGCGTCTCTCCAAGAGATGAACGTGATCATGGAGAGCGCCACGCAGTTGATGAGCGGGTTCGGCGCATCTGCCGAGACTGCATCCGGCATCTTGCAAACAGCTGTCCGAGCGTACGGCGTAAGCCTTGAACAGTTAGAGACGACAACCGATCAACTCGCAGAAGCATCCAAAAGCATCGACATGAGCGTACTCGCGGATCAACTCCAGAAAGTCGGACCGGCAGCCAGCGCGGCGGGCGTATCCATCAGCGAAACGGTTGCCGGGTTGCTCTCGCTCAAAGAGAAGGGCGCGAATACGGAACAGGCCGTTCAGGGTTTGCGGAAACTATTCACCGAATTAAGCGCGCCTTCCGAGGCGTTGAAGACAACTCTTGAAGGGCTTGGCGTCTCGCTGGAAGATCTATCGAATCCGGCATTGACTCTAACAGACAAGATAAAGCTGCTCAGGGATTCCGGTCTCGATGCGGAGAAAGCGTTAAAAGCATTCGGAGCTGAAGCGGGCGCGTCGGTGGCGTTACTCCTTGAAGACGGTGGTGACGCGATAGACGGCTATATTGAGAAGCTCGAGAACTCTGGCGGCGCGGCCAAAGACGCGGCGAACCGGATGGAAGGATCGCTCAAAGGCGCGATAACCAGCCTCAAGAACTCGTTTACCTCGCTCAAGAACTCGATCGGCGCGTCTGTTGCGCCTTTATTCACCGGCATCGCCAACGCAGTGAAGGGACTTGTGCAGTGGTTCGATAAGCTGCCGGCCCCGATCAAAGGCGTCGTGACGCAATTTGGCGCGATAGCCGGAATGGGCGCGACGCTTGTGGGCGCGTTATCCGCGATCGCCGGGACGATCATCAAATCAATTGATAACTTCAAGAAGTTCGGCGACATAATGAAGAACCTCTACACGACAGACCTGCCAAGGCTTGCAACGGGGATAAAGGAAGTCGGAACCAAGATACTTGAACTCGGGTCAGTCGCGGGGAAAAACATATTCAGCGCGCTAAAGGCCGGCGCGGCTGCGGTAACGACGGAGATCAAGAAAACGGCGCAGGAGTTCTCCGGATTCCAAGGCGCGCTCAAAGCCGGGATAGCAGTCGGCGCGTTTGCGGCGATGGCTGCCGCCCTCGGGCCGGTTATTGAGGCGGTTAAGAAAGCGCGTGACGAAGTCGAGGCACTCAAAGAAAGCATTGCGGATATCAGCGGAGTTAACATCGAGATGTCCGACCTCGAGAAGTTCACGGCGAACATCGCATCGCTCGGCGGCCTTATACCGGGCGTCAAGGAATCGCTCGAGACAATGTTCATCGCAAACAAAGTAACGGATTATAACAACGCCGTATCTACCAATCTTGACCTAATGGAGCAGCTCGCGCTCGCGTGGGCTGATTATAACAAAGGCAAACTGACGCTCGAGGAGTTCACCGCTGTACACGCCGACCTCAACAACAAGATTGAAGAAGTGGTAAAAAGCGCGGGTGGAATCAAGCCAGCATTTGGATCCGCTGCTGATGGCGTTACGGAATTACGCGACAGCATCGACAAGCAAATGAGCGAGGCGGCAAACATTGCAGAAGGCAAGGCAAAAGACGCGGCCAGTTCTATTGAGAACGCGTTCAAAAACATAGACGTTCATCCTGACTTACTACCTGAGAGCGTTGTCAGCTCATTCAAAAGTCGGCTTGGCGAGCTCAACTTCAAAACGATCGAAGAGTCGGCGAAAAACGCATCAGAAAAGATTAACACGTTCTTTGACGTGCTTGGGAAAGAGGTCGCGGCCAAACTCGGCGTAATAGACGGCTACGAGTTCTCGACGATACCAGGGAAAGCAGCGCAAGCGGCCAAAGACGTACTCAGCGCGTTCGTGGATGTGGGCGTGGACGCCAAATCGGCGCTCGATATCATCAACACAATCGACTTCAAAGGGTTGGCCGTATCGGTGGATGACGCGAAGAAGCGAATCACGGACTCGCTGCTGGCAGTCGGATACTCGGCTACGGAAGCGGAGAAGTTTGTCAACGCGATCGATTTTGACACACTTAAAAAGAACGCAGCGGGCGCAAAAGACGACATTGCGGACGCCTTCACGAGCGCGAAGAACAAAGCGTTGCAAGAACTCGAAGAGATTGACAACAAGAAGTTCGATATGCTACGGTCCAATCTTTCCAAAGCGGTCACCGGTGCGATAGAAGAAGCAAACCTCAACATTAAAGACATGAGCGATAAATTGGACAAACTAAACGGCAAGAAGATCGCCGTGGCATTCGACTTCGCGGAAGCGGGCGCGTGAGTATGAGTTTAGAAAATATGAAAGCGAAAATAGAAGGGATTGGCGCCGCAATCGACGCGATCAATACCAAAAAGATCGTGATCCCGTTCGAAAGCGAGGCGGCTGCAAAAATCGACGAGATACAAACCAAGCTGAACGCGCTGATAGAAACGGAAGCGCTTATAAAAGTAAACGCGGACGAGGTAACAATCGCAAAGGCCAAAGCCGAAGAACTGCTGAGCAAACTGTTAGAGATAGAAAACCTCGGTGTGATTAAAGTGCGAATTGAAACGGAGGGCATATAAGATGGCGGACAAAGGCGCTCTCGAAAAACTTAATCACTTATTGGGTCTTGTTGCCGAAATAAACGGTAAAAAGCTAAGCGTAGACGTAGACTCGAACAGCATTAACCAAATGGAATCGGCGCTGACCGGCGTGTCCAACACATTGGATAGCGAAATTGCTAACACTAATGCAGCCGCGCAGCAGCTTGTAGAAGACATTAAGACCGCCGTGTCTGAAGCGTTGGCGGAAATCAACGTTGGTGCCGGGAACATTCAAAGTGCGGTTCAAAACATAGACTTCTCGGCTCTTAAAACATCCGCAGAAGACGTTGCCGTGAACCTTTACGACACATTCAGAGATGCCGGGTATTCGGCTGCTGAAGCGGTCGAAGAACTCAACAACATAGGGTTCGGCGGCTTAATGGAAAACGCTGAAATAGCCGCGGCGGTGGTAGAAGAAACTATCGGCGCTTTGGGCGATAAAGTGGTATCAGACTTTGGAATAGCCATGAATGCGCTTGATTTTGCGACGGTAGATGACAAAGTAAAATCGCTCGCGAACAGCATCATGTCGACGCTATCTGACCTTGGCGTAAGCGTGCCGGACGCGCTGGATAAGATAACGCAAATTGACTTCTCGCCTTTGGCTACATCGGCAGATAAAGCGGCAGTTGGAATATATAACGCTTTTCTGAAATCAGGCTACTCGGCCGGCGAGGCGTTGAACGAACTCAACAAGTTAGGGTTCGACGGTCTGATGAACAACGCAAAGATTGCGGCGGGAGTCGTAGAGGAAACCATTGGCGCTCTTGGCGAAAAAATTGCCACGGACTTCGGTGTGGCCGTTGGGGCAATGGACTTTTCAACAGTAGACAACAAGGTTCAAGCGTTGGCGCAAAGCGTGATGACTGTGTTCTCAGATATGGGTGACAGCGTCCCGGAAGCGCTTAACAAAATCAATCAGATAGACTTCTCTCCAATATCATCTTCGGCCGAAAACAACTCTCAAAGAATTTACAACGCATTCCGGGAAGCCGGATACAGTTCAGCGGAAGCTCTGCAACAGATGAAAAACCTCAACTTTGACACAACAACTCAAGAAGCGGAGGCGGCCGCGCAAGAAGTGAAAGCGTCGTTCGCACAAGCAGGTAAAGAGGCCGCGGCTGCGTTAGGCGTGGTGAATGATTTAGAGTTTTCCAACATCGACAACAAAGTAGAAACGGCGGCGGCAAATATATATCAAACCCTGTCTAACGCGGGCGTTGACTCTAAAACAGCGCTCGAAGCAATCGACAAAGTAGACTGGACGGGCTTGAAACCGACAGCCAACGAAACAAAAGCCGATCTGATCGCTATATTCCAATCGGCTGGAATGAGCGCGGAAGAAGCGCTCAATCAAGCAAACAACGTGGAGTTTGAGGTTCTCAAAAGCAAAGCGGAAACTGCGCGCGAATCAGTCGCGGCTTCGTTTCAATCACTTGGAAAGGTTATCAACACCGAGATTGGGCAAGTGAACGAGAAGACCTTCGGACAGTTTGAAACGAACGCTAAAAGCACTTTCTCGGCGGTCAGCTCATCAGCTAAAGAACAGATCGACGCAATTAACGCGAAACTTAACGCTCTGGACGGCCGCGTTGTGAATGTGACTGTCCTCGTTACGGAGAAGAAGGGGTGATGAGATGGCCGAAAGCGTATTAGATTCTTTGACTAAAAAGGTCGATCAGTTAGAGACAACAAAAGCCGTTACAGTCAACGCGGACGTTTCAGATGCCCAGTCAAAGATAGAACGGCTTGCGTCGACATTAGAATCAGTCGCAAAAAAGGCAGAAGACCTCGCAAAAAACACGTTAGATGTTGGAAACAGTATCAAAACGTGGAAAAGCGCCGAAGACCTCGTGACAATATTCAATGACATAGTAAACGCCGGATTATCGGCAGGACAAGCGATGACGATGCTGGTTGATGCGGGGTTCGATGATCTGAGAAGCAACGCGGATTTGATGGCTTCGTACTACAAGAAAATATTCGGTGAAATGGGAGACAATATTGCTAAGTCGTTGGGTGTGGCTTCTAACGCGCTTGACATTGCGACTTTAGACGATGATATAGAATCGCTGTCAAACAAGATCATGAGCGTACTTGCGGATATGGGGATTGGCTTAAAAGAGGCCGAAGATAAGGTTAAAAAGATGAACTTCTCCCCTCTCGAAAAATCGGCAGACGAGGCGGCAGCCGAGATATACAAAGCGTTGACAAGCGCGGGGTACACGTCCGAAGAGGCACTAAAAGAACTAAACAACCTCGGGTTCGAGAACGTCACCGGATCGCTTGAGAAGCTCGGCGTGGCATTGGGCAACGTTGGCGCGGAAGCAAACACTGAGGGAATCGATAAGCTTAAGGATTCGCTATCGGATTTCCCAGACGCAAGCGGCATTTTTGACGGCATCGATTTCGACGCAGTAAACGCGCAATTTACAAACATATCCAATGTAGTTGTCGGGATCAATGTCGCTCTAAAAGATGTAAATGATAACTTAGGCGACTTCCAACAAAAAGCACAAGACGCCTCCGGCGATATGGCTGATTTAGTTGAGAAACTCAAGAAGATGTCCGAACACACAGGCAAGTTAAAAGAAAACCTCGAAGGCCTTACCTCAAAAACCTGGAAAGAAACCAAACAATAAAGGCGGTGAACGCCGTGATACTTGAAGAGCTTATAGCGATTAGAAAAGAACTCGAGAACATACAGAACATAGACATCAATATCGACAAGCAGATCGATAAAATTGTTGACAAAAAACTCGACTCGTTACGGCGCGAATTGGATCAGCAGGTGAACGGTGTCATTACCCCCCGTGTGAACGATATATACGCCAGAATGTCCGTGAACGAGCGCAAGACTACACAAACCGAACGCGACATAAAAGAATTGCCGAAGCGATTCTTAAGGAGACAATAAAATGGCGGCCTACGTATCGAGAATCATCACAAGCATTGCCGATCTCAAGATCGAATCATTCAGCGCAACACACAACCGCGGATATACGCCGAACACGGCAGAGCTAACGATCGTCACAAAGAAGACCGAACCGTGCCCGTTCTCGCTCGGAACGGAGTACATATTCTACGCGAAATCCGAATCAGAACCAGGTGAAGGTTCGCAATCCGAAGCCTTCTGCGGTTATCCTTATCAAATACGATGGGAAGAGACAGCCGACAGCACGCACAAACGATGGTACGTGAGCTTCATTGATGCGCTCGGCGAGATTGAATCCTACGACGTCGACATCAAACCGACAGGCGAAGGCACGGACGCGTTGCAAGACTTCTACAAAACCACGCTGCCCGCGACTTACTTCGGCGCGACAATCGAGAGCTTCTCATTCCAAGGGAACGGGTTGCAAGGGTTGAGAGAGTACGACGCGTATCGTGGTTACTGCCCGTATGGAGGCGACGGCGACGAGGTAGGATCGGCGTTTGACCGGACGAGCGGATATATTCGCATCGTGTCTGGCGGCGATAGTCTCCCGGGTTCTTATGCCGTAAAGGTACGCGCGCCGTTTACCGATCCAAGCGGGGCGGCGGAAGAGGTATCTGTGACGTATAGCACGGCGTCCCAGCAGTGGTGGATTCCGTTCGCCGCGAAGAACGACGATAACACAAAGATATTTGTGCTATTTATGACTTATGTTAAGCACGCGCAGGTTTATGTGGAAGAGGGAAGTATCAACCAATTATATTTTGACGATACGAATACCGCGTTCGACGTGTTTGCGCAATCATTCTACGAAGAAAAAATGCTTGCAAACGACTTATCCGCTCTTGGGTTAACGTTTAGCGCAACACTCAAACCCTTTTTTATAATCCCAGAAGACGACGATATATTTTTGACATTGGTTATTCCTTGGAGAGCTGAAAGTTTAGCAGAAATAGAAATAGACACAAACCCGGACGCGATCAACATTCAACCTGAAGAAGCGATGGCAAGCCTTTTGCTTACGGCGTTCAAATACACGCTCCCCAACTACATCACCCTCCACATCCTCTCACAATCTGCAGAACAGATACACGAAGTGATCATCGGTGACGAAGCCGAAGCGGACGTGATCGATATGCCGCAGATACTTGATCTTGACGCGTTGAACGCGGTTGCAAACCACGAATACAACGAGCGCCTCTACAACACCGAAACGACTTGCACA